AAGCAATATCCTGCTCTTCAATTACACCTTCACTCCCTTGTTTACTCGACTTAGACTGTTTTCTCCATTCAGTAATAGTTGTATAACTATCAGAGAAATCAACATATCTTCCAGAAATGCTATTCAAACTCATTCCTGTTTGATGCTTCTCCAATTGTCTTGAAACATAAATAGGGCAAGTAATTCTAAACTGCAACTGAGGATGTCTAAATACACTTGTATGTTTGTGTTCAATTAGGTACTTAATTAACTTAGCATTCTGCTCTTCAGTATAATTTGAGGCTTCTTTGTTATAACTCACACGAGCTGCATTACAGCACATTATATCACTACCAAAGACATTCAAAAGTTCAACCTTCATCTTTTTAATTGTTTATTTAATACTACAAAACTACACAATAAGTTGATTATTGTCAAGCATATAATATAATTTATTTTTGAAAAAACATCAAGATTTTGAAATACAATTTTTTTTGTGTATATTTAAAGCAAAAATGTTCTTAAAATGTTTAAATTGACTGATAGTTTGGGTAGAAAAGTATTTGAATGCAACTACGAATTTACCAATGAAAATATCTCAGTAAATGACGAGGAGAGATATACTTTTACGATATGTAATAATAGATGGTGTTTAGGTGATGTTTCAGTAGAACTTTACCTAAACGGAAGTATGTGTAAGAAAATTGACATTGAAGAAAATAAGACTGGATATATTCCATTTAAGACAGGAATATCTAGCGAAGTAACAGTAAGAGTATATCCAAAATACGAAATTCCAGCATAACCTTAACTTTATTATAACCTTGTTATGTTTACATTAGACGTAAGTGGCATAGAGCGATTAATCCTTCAACTTGAGAAAAGGTCAGAAGACTATCAAGCTGCAGTAGATAGTGCTGTTGAATTGGCTCATGAAACTATCTTAAATAGAGTAAAATTAGGTCAGTTAAGTGATGGTTCTTACCGTGTATCTAATTCAAGACCATTAGATGGAAGATATTCTGAAAGACAAGCAAATGCAAGAAGGAATTATAAGGGTGGTGCAAGACCAACTGGCATTCATAATTTATATTTATCTGGGGGGCTATTTAAGAACTTTGTTATCAAAAAAGAAAAATCTGTAAGTAAAAATAATCTTAAATATTGTCGTACTATTGGATTCACAAATGATAAGGTGCAAGGTAAAGATATAACCTATGCACAATTAGCTAAAATACAAGAAACTAAAACTGGCATAGGATTTCAGTTGAGTCCATCTCAATTAGTGAGAGTAATGGCAAGATTTAAACAAGTAGCAAGACTTTAACATTATGATAAAGATAAACGACCTAAAACAGGCAATAAATGATAAGTTTTGCGATAAGAGACTCCAACTAGAAGGCTTTGTAGAAGTTACCGACAGTAGGGGGGACTCTATTGTTAGAAGCATAAGTGATTTTAAAGTAAATCCAATAGTTTACTCAGATGGAACTTTAATATTCTTTTTGATAGATGGACAAGTAACGATTGACAAATCAAAGTCAATTCCATTAGCCGTAAAGATGGTTATGATTACAGACGATTATAATAACCTTGCAATAGTTATTGAATCATTTGATGAGTACGATTGGTTACCAATTGACCTTTCTTTTGGAAGCCAAGAAATTTACAATAGATATTTTGAAAGAAACATAGATAGACCATTTCAAGGCTATGCTTTTGAATTTGACTTGAATTTACGAATTAATTACTCAGATTTAATATTTTAAATTATAGTTTTACTATGACCTTAATTGAGAAGTACAATACACCGTGTGCTGATTTCACGGAAGCATTAGAAAAGGGAATCATTTCTAGAGACCCGATATTTGAGATAAACACAATTAAGTTTTTTGTGTTTGCAAAAGGATTAACTTTGATGGCTGCTGAACGCTTTCTACAATATCAAGAGAATATGCGTTTTTGGCGTGAGATTGGAATGAGTAAAGAGGTATCAACAGATTATATTAATGAAGTAATTGAGAAATTAGAAGAAACTAGAAACTCGTCAAATGATTCAAGATTAGTGAGTACAAAGCTCGATGAGGCATTAGTGACTCTTAGATTATATGAAGAGCATAAAAGGAATTTCAACTACGTAGGAGCAATGTTAGAGGCTTGTTCTCTTGCAATTATGACACAGAATGAAAATCCATACACAGTAGACTTAGAACATAACTCTGAAAAGATTAAGATATTCCAAGCAGCTATGGATGCTCCAAATGGCGATGAATTTACGGTTTTTTTTTGGAAACTTTCATCACTTCCTTCAATGGATTGGCTTCAACGATTAATGGATTTTACTCCGTATTGGGCAAAGGAGACGATGACAGCAGAAGAGATGAATCTATACAAGTCAGACCAAGACCTACTGACATTCGATATTTTAAAAACGAAAAGGCTCTTGGAAACGCTAAAGTTTGGAGAAAGTTCGTTGAGTCCTGTAAAAATATATCGAAGTGTATTAAACTTAGTCAAAAAGAAATCGAACACCAAAGTATTCTCGATTATCTCAACTATACAGAACTCGTAAACGAGGAAATAGAAGCACACAACAAAGCATTAGAACCGAAAAAATAGAATGGCAAATTTAACAGATAGTATTAAGTTAAATACTGAAGTAGACTTAAATGGATTAATTAACTTAATACAAGAGTTTAAAGACTTAGGTATCAAGGTAAAAGATGTAGCTGCTGCTTCAAGGGCTTTGACTGAACAGATAAAAAGAGATAATCTTCAGCAGGTTAATTCTGTTAAATTATCTGTTTTAGAACACGATAAAGTTACAGCAGCATTAATTAATGAGGATAAGGTAGAAGAACAAGTATCTAAAAGTAGTACTGCTAGGTCTAAGAAAAAAAAGGCAGAAATTGATGAGGAAAGGACATCAAGAAAAAATTCACAAGAACAATTATTAGAACTTGATGTAATACAACAGGGTCTTAATAAAACACAGATATCAGACTCTAATAAAATTGCTGCTGCAGAAAATGCAGAAGCAGCAGCAATTAATAAAAAAAGAACAGCAAGACGTGATGAAACCGAAGAAAGATTAAAAGATTCAAATATACAAAAAGGTCTTGATTCTGCTAAAATATCATCATCTAATGCAATTGCTGCTGCTGAAAGAGCAGAAACTGCGGAAAAGCAAAAGAACATTTCCATTATAAAAGAAGGTACAGCGGTAATAAATCAAGGCACAGCTGCAACAAAGCAAGATAATGCTGAACTTCAAAAAAAAAGACAGACTGTTCAATTAAGTACAGATGAAGAGAAACTATATAACGCACAATTAAGAAATCGAGCATTAGAGAGTAAAAATGCTCAAAAATCAAGTGATGAATTATCTGCATCCATTGGTTCATTAACAAAAGTAGGTACTGGATTTCTTGCAATATTTGGAATAGATACATTAGGTTCTTTTGCAAGAAGAATGATTGATGCACAATCAAGTGTTCAGGCATTTGGTCTTTCAATGAAAAACTTAATAGGTGATGCTTATGGCGAAAAACTTACAAATGATTTAAAACAATTTACAGTAAATACTCCATTAAACTTTGAAGAAGTAATCAAATCTACAAATCAATTAGTAGGTTCATTTAAGGCTGCTGGTGTATCTTCAAAAACAATTGGCACTGAAATTCCACAGATACTTGAATCAATTGGAAATAGTGCTGCTGCATTAGGTGGAGATGATAGAATGGGAAGATTAGTTTATGCCTTCTCTCAAGTACAAGCTACTGGTCGTTTGATGGGTACTGAGGTTCGTCAAATAACTGAGACTGGATTCCCAATGCTTGCTGTATTAACTCAATCTTTAAATGAAAGATTTCCAAAATTAGCATTAAGTGTATCTGATGTTCAAAAAAGAGTATCAGATGGAAATGTTAGTTTTGAAGATTTCAAAATAGCATTATTGTCTGCTGGTCAAGCAGGAGGAGTATTTGCTGGAGGGATGGAAGCAAGAATGAAAACAGTAGCAGGCAGTTTAGATAAATTACAAGAGTCTACTTTCTTTGCCTTAGCTAATATTGGAAATCAATTTAATGATACAGCAAAGAGTGTAATTGACTTTGGTACTTCAATCGTGAAATCATTATTTGGAACTAACGATGCTGCAGAAAGGACTGTTGACGTTGTATCTAATTTAACTAAAATATATCTTGGATATAGAGCTGCGGTCGCATTAGTAGCCACAGGAACAGCAATTAAAAATGCCTATGATAGTGCCTCATTAGTTGTTCAAGGACTATTAATGAGAGCAAAAGCTGGACTTAACTTGCAAACACAACGAGATATTACTTTAACAGCAGAATCGGTAATAGCAAGGGCAACAGCTACTGCTGCTACTGGTGCAACTACTGTTGCTATCGACGGAATGACACTTGCCGAAGCAAGAGCTGCTATTGCAACAAGAAGTTTAA